AAGCTGCATCTTGTACGCAGTCTTAGCTTGGGTGAAACCTCCCACATACCATTGGTGGTAATTTTGTGTTCCGGTGTTGTCGGTTGCGTAGACCAAGTTGCCAGAAGTGCCGGAGCCGCTGGGCGCGGAACCAAACAAATACGCCTCATTGGGCCCTGTTACGGTGTACGTAGTATCCGCATACGCAAGGGATGTGATCCCCATGTCCACCCAGCCGTGGGCATCTGTACCGTTGTTGGGGTAGGCCACCAAGTCCGCAGAGGAGCTTGTGCCGTTTGTCGAGTTGAAGATGTACTGCTGGATGTAGTTGGTTGAGCCACCAACCGCCGCAATGATAGGGTTTGTTGTACCCCCAAGCGCTGTACCCGTGCCGATGACAGCCACGCCGTTGGCGTCCAAGTTGACCGACTTCTCAGATGGGTACGTGACAAAAACGTTGACCGAACCAGAGAATGTGACCGCGCTGCCCGAGTTGCTTGAAGACAGAATCGTTGTGCGTGTCAGCGTGGGGCCGGTGGTGGAATAGGTGCCAATACCAACTTCCCAATTGCCCGAAGCGTCAGTCGCAGCGTAATACGTGGTGTTGCCATTGCCCACCACCGCAAAGGATTGGTAGCCCGTGACCGAGCCAGACAGGGTAAAGCTGACCGTCGTGTTGGCCGTGCCCGTCTGCTGTACGCGATCTGCAAGTGTTAGTGCCATGTGCTTTCCTTATTGGGCATCGTTGACCGAAACCCAGTTAACCGTCGAAGCGTCACTGACATCGCTCCAAGTCACGGTTTGCCCGTCATTGATATTATTCCAGTTTGGCGTCTGCGAGTCCACAATTGCAATCCAACCATACACATCATACAGTTCTGCCGCCAAAATAGCCTCTGAAATAGCAACTTTGAACGCCGCCGTGACCGATTGAGAATCAGCAGAGTTTAAATTTTCAGCCAAGGACTCCAAAAAAGCGGCAGTTGCCACATACGATGCCGCAGGCGAATAGCTTTCGGTGATGGTGAACAACGCCACAAGTACAGCAGCAAACAAGTCGGCCAACCCCGTATTTTCTGTGACCGACCCAGCAAACTGAGCAGCAATTGAAGTCACATCCGCAGACACAAAACCTTCTGTGTCAGTCAGTGGGAAGTTGGCTTTGATCGTTGGCGTGTCGGCAAGCGTTGAGTTTTCACTGTACGGTACACCGTAATTGCTCTGCTGCGTGCTGGAGTCGGTTGATGTGCACCCTTCCACAATGCCTTCGTACAGCACGGCAACTTCGGAATCGGTATTGTTTGATGTAAACGCCTCCACTGGGGCAAACAAAAACGCTAACACCCCCGAATTGGAGTCTGCCATCATGCTGCCTTCGGTATCCGATACTGCAAACTGCGCCGCAAAGACATACGAGTCACCAGACGAAACTCCTTCCGTGTCAGTGAACGGAAAGTTAAACGCCGATGTGGGTGCGTCCAAAGCAGTGAAACCCTCGGTGAAGGCCACCACATACGCTACGTTTGCGCGCGAAGCAAACGACGTTTGGGCAAACGCAGAAATCCCAAACATTACAGCACCGCCCAGCGGCTCCCACAAGGTTCTCTAGATAGGATTCCTTGTGGAGTGTAGTGAGCATAGGTGCAAAACATTGCAACTCTTTAATTACAAAACATTAACTTGTTGCCGTTGTTGAATATGTAACGCTAACAGTGTCACCTGCAGTTGTAGTCTTGGCTGTGCTAAACAGGCCTTCTGAGTACAACGTGCCAGTAGTAGAGCTTTGCGTATTGACAGCGCCTGTGCCCAGCACCAAGAAGCAGCCATAGACCGTGCCGCCGCCACCGGTGATGGTGTAGGTGATGGCCGTGGCTGTTGATGATGTAACGTTCGATGGTGTTGAGCCGGTCGATGTAGACGATGCAAACACTGCTGTGCCCCGCACTGCCGAGCCGCCAACGGTGTAGTTGACAAACTCAGTCCATGTGTGCGAAGCCATGGTGTCGGTGGCCGCAGCGGTAAAGGTGTTGCTGATCAAGCCAAGGAAAGGGCCTGTGACGCTGTATGAGCTGCCCTTGAGCAGCGTGTCCAACATCAACTGTTTGCCCACGGCAACGACCAAGTTGGGGAACTCATCAGTCCACTTCAGGTTGCCATCTTTGTCTCGGCACTCAACGTAGTACCAGCCTTCAACGCCCATGCCCTCGGGGATAGTGGCTTTGGCCTGCATTGTGGCAACAGCGTGGTCACCAAAGTTTGAAATTTCATTTGCCATTTCAGTTCCTTACGAAATTCTGATGACGGCACTGGTTGAAGTGTCCGCCGGGAAGGTGATTGTGAATGTGCCGCTTGCAGTTTTGTCATTGCCAAAATTCAATACCGCGACTGCCGCTCCGGTGGTTGAATTGTAGATTAACGCGCCCCGAGTTACAAAGCTTGCGCCAGACCAAGTGACAGTGTTGAATGACAAATATGCCGTGTTGTTGGTGGTGTCGCCAAGCGGTGTGATGGGTGTCAAAACGTTTCCACCTGCCGTGTACCCTGTGCCGACAACTTCATTAACTGAGCTGTACGCGGTAGTGGTGTTATCCAAACTGGCAAGCGCTGTGTACAAGGCAATCTTGTAAACGTATGGCGATGTGCCGCTGAAGTTTTCCACCCCGAGCAGCAGGTTTTTTTTGAATGCCGTGGTTTGGCCTTGAACAATCATGAGCCACTCCCGGACACATTAAGCTTCAACTGTCCATCACGGTAGGCGTCGCCACGTTCCATGCCATCGCTCAAGCGTTTCAATTCGCCAAGCGCTTCTTGGTATTTACCCTCATAGTAATTTACCAAGTCTTGCTCGCCCTTCATGAACAGAATGGCCTCGCGCATGGCACCATAGAACAGCGCCGGGTCGTAATTGTTACCAAGCCAGCTTGTGCCTGTGGAATTTGATACTGCAGTCACCGTGTACGTGAAACCAGAACCTGATGCGCCCGCAATGGATGAGCAGCTCAACACATCGTTGACCGCGTAAAAGTTGCCACCAGACTTGATTGTCACCGTGTTGACAGTTCCGGCAACGACCAAAATGTCTGCGGTGGCATTGACTCCAGAACCACCCGTCAAAGCAACGTTTTGATAAATGCCACTGGTGTACAAAGAGCCACCGGTGGTGATCGACCCGGTAGTGATCTGGCCTTGAACAATGGTTGGCGGATAGTAGAAATAGTGCATTTCTACCTGATACGCCGAATCAGGAGTTGGACCAACAATCAATGTCATTTGGTTGTTGTTGCCAATCTGCGATCCAAACAAAGCGTAGTACCGTGGCAATCCATTCGCCGATGCCGCCGTCGAAGGGTAAGCTTCTCGAATGAAGTTGACGTCTTTGTTTAGCAGGTAGTTGTAGTTGCCTGATGCGTCAATGACGGCAATTGAGTAATTGGCCAACCAATCATTAGGCAGCGCCAAATACTGGTTTGAAGATGTGAAATTTCCCGTCACATTCTTGCGCAAAGAGGGGATATTGACGGAGTTATAGATCCGTGTTTCCGCCTCTTGAACGAACGTAGGAATGCTCGCAACGAACAGAGGTTCGTAATTCTCGGCATAAGCCTGAATTGAGTTATAGAGATTCTCATAGTTCATTCGGAATCACCTTACGCTAAGGGGCCTCGGGCGTACAAACCCTTCGTTGCTGCGCCAGTACCACGGATTTTGATGCCGTCAGTCTTGGTTGCTTTGTAGTTGCCTTTGCTGATGCCGGCAATCGATGGATTCATCTCATCCATGACCTTTGCACCAGCCTTGTAGCTCATGTCGGCCATGGCATCAGAAGAGCTGGCACCACGCTTGTCATAAGCTTCAGCGGGTTTGTTGTTTGGGTTCTTGCCAACAACAACCTTTGGGCTGTTCTTGGTGGTGGGTTTGATGTTCTTTGCGACTGCCATATCAGCCTCCGCGCTGGTTGTTTGCACGAGCCATGTTGCGGCCAACGGCGCGCATCTCTTTGCCGGTGATGCCACCTTTTTTCAGCTTGGACAAGTTTGTTTTCTTGCCGGGGTGCTCTTGTTTGTCGTGCATAGCAAAAGCCTTTTTGATCAGCTTTTTGTCTTCTGCAATGTCGTCGTGTTTCATCTTAGCCATGTGTCACTCCTATGAGTTTGTTACGGTTACTGTGCCTACTTGCCCCGCCGCAATCAATGCGTTTGGAGTGAGAGCTGTGTCAAAGAAACTGGATCCGCCAACCGGTGCCCAGCCCCATTCTATCTGTCGGCTGCCGCCCTCTGGGTAGCCTGCATTGTTGACATTATTGCTTGCCGTTTGCGATGTGTACAGCCCTGTCGTTCCCGATGAGTAATAGCTCACATCAGGACGTGGTTCACGCACCGCCTGCGGGTCATTCACCGGGTACATACCAAGCTGCAATTGGGGATGATCATAGTCCCAACAGGTACGACAAACTTTAATTTTGAATGGTTTTGTTTTTATGACTTCAGTTCTAAGCTCTTTGAGCATATACCTTTGGTCGCAACGGTCGCATTCAGCAATGGCGTATTTGCCGCTGGAAAATTTACTAGGCATGAGTCACCTCATACTTGTTCTTTTTGCCAATGTTTTCAACGCCACGCATGATTTGCAAATTCAAAGGAACGTGCAGCCCGGAAACGTTTACACCTTGCAGCGGAATCACATGGTCAACATGAAACTGCTCGCCGTTTTCTCGGGCATACATGGCTGCCATTTGATACATACATTTAATTTTTAACTTGTCAAAATTAGTCAGCCAAGATGGCGTTCTAAGTCTTACAACTTTTTTTCTTGAAGCATTTAAAGCTGCAATTTTGCTTTTGTTTTCTTGACGATAAATCTTCTTT